GTTCGACTCCCATCGCCTCCACCATGTAAAAAGAACGTCATTTCGCTGAGAATTGACGTTCTTTTCTTTATCATGGTAACATTTTTGGTAACACACCGCTGAAAAACAGCTTTATAAACGCAAAAACAGCCCCGAGGAACCGTCAGGCTTCCCGGGGCTGCTGCTATGTATGGCTTTTTTTGGCCGGGCGACTTACTTTCCCTGTGCCTTCAGCCTATTGGGCATCGTCACTCAGACAAAGAGACAATCTTCCGCATTACTAGCTCATACTCTTTCGGGTACACCAGCTTTATTGCGTTCATGTGTCTGTCGAGCACCTGCATCAGACCGCCGAAAGGAACAGAGCTGGCAGCCGCCACAAAGTCGCTTTGTGGTTCCGCTGCTGTGGAGTACGCCGCCGCATAAGTCGCGGGCGGCAATGCCTGGGTCTGCGTTTCAGGTGCGTGTGCTTCTTCCAGCTCGTCCCGCACAGTGCAGAGGGCGGCAAGCTTTTCCACGCTCTGCCAGTTCGTTTCTTCGCATTTCAGTTTGCGGATGTGTTCGTTGATCTCCACGATATCCATGCCTGCCGCCCCCTTTCTTATGCGTTGCGCAAGATGTCAGCGGCTCGCTTGTATGCGTCACGCTCTGCACCGGTGGCTTCCTGCATCATGTCCTCGATGTCGGAGATCATGCGCTCACGGCCATCGCCGCGTGAGTAGTGACCGCGAACATAATGCCGACCGCGGTTGGCGTAGCTGTTGCCCCGGTTGTAACCGTTTCCGGCGTCGCGGCTGAAGGATCCGCGCATGTCAGCTTCCCACTCGCCCGCACGGCTGTACTCGCCACCCTCGCAATAATCCTTGATGCGGTGGATGTCCAGAATGATATCCACGATCTCGCCGATCATCTCAACATCGCCAGGGGATCGATTCTTTTTGTCGGTCAGCTCCATGAGCTCTTCGCACATCTCATCTTTCAGATGATTCAATTTATCCAGCATGACTTTATCTCCTTTCTTATGCTACCCGCTCAACGATCAGATTGCTGTTTGCAATGCTGATTGCCTGCGTGCTAGTGTTTTTGAGCGCCACAGTAACGCAGCAGCCCCGGGGGACTTCCACGAACACCGCCGTAAAGACGTTGCTGTACTGATCCACTGCCGCCGGGGTGACGATTGCGGTTGCGCTGTTGAGCGCCTCGCCGCCGACAGCCAACGCCACAGAGATTGCGCCCACAGTGCCTCCGGTAGGGATGGCGATGTTGCCGCCAAAACTCACTTTGAACAGTGCCTTGCACTGGTTCGTAAGTCCACGCAGCGTCACATTACCAGCACCTGCTCGGTGGTTGATGCAGTTTGACCCCTTGATAGCGGTTTCGGTCAAGGGGAGATTCTGACCGGCTGCCACGGTCTGAATCGTGGTAGAGGTAAATTCAGCCATTTTATCGGCTCCTTTCGTAATAGAAACGCCGGGACTACTGCCCCGGCGCTCTGGTTTGCAAAATCAGCTCTGGGGCTGAACATCCGAGAAATCCTCGGAAGTTGCCGTTATTCGGTTAGGCGCAACCGTTGCAACCGCAACCGGTGCCGCAGTTACCGTACTGGTAGGGTGCGGGGACAGGGAATGCGGGCACAGGACGCGGGTTGTAGTAGGCCAGCTGACCGCTCATGTAGGCCTTGAGCGTTTCGTTCTGGGCTGCCTGAGATGCCGCCAGCTGTGCTGCGAACAGCTGCTGCCCCTGCTCGGCGATCTTTGCGTCCTTTGCCTCGATGCGCTGTGCAGTCAGTGCGTCAAGGATGGCGCGGGCGTTCTGGTTCTGGTTGTCGATGATGTCCCGGGTGGTGTTCTGCACCGTGTTCCGGGTCTCGCAGGACTGGGTGGCCAGATTGTAGTTGACGCCCTGAATGGCAGAGCGGTTCTCGCAGCAGCACTCCTGCTGCTGCATCTGCATGGCAAACAGCTGCTGCATAAACGCCGCCTGCTGGTTTGCGCGGCTGATCTCTGCGGACATAAAGCCGTTGTTCACGGTTTGCTGCACGCCGTTGACAAGCTGCGCCTGCTGGTAGAAGCCATCACACATGCCGTTGTTGATACCATCCATCTTGCGCTCGATGTTGGCAAAATCGGAGGTCAGGACGTAGCCGTCAACGACACCGGCACCGGTGTTGCCATTGCCGCCCCAGTTGCCGCCCCAGCCGCCGCAGAAGGCGAACAGGAACAAGATGATGATCCAGAGCAAGCCGCCGTCACCCCAGCCAAAACCACCATTAGAACAGGTATTTGCAGGCTGAACCGGCATAGTCATCATAGGAGAATCGGTAGATAAGCTCATAGTAAGCTCCTTTCAAAATTTTTTATACAAATCTGCGCAGATATTGTATTTTTGTGGTATAATAGAAACAGATAAATCCACCATGCTATACGGAGGTTTTTATGGAGAATTGGTTACCTGTTCCTGAATACGAAGGATTATATGAAGTGAGCGATTGTGGAAACGTAAAAAGCATGAATTATAACCACACCGGAAAATCTAAGAATCTTGTTCTCAAAAGCCATAAAAGCGGATACAAAACGGTAATGCTCTGCAATAAATCGGGAAAGAAAAACAAGTCCGTTCACGTTCTTGTTGCAAGTGCATTTCTTCCAAATCCAGAAAATCTGCCTTGTGTAAATCATATTGACGGAAACAAGAGCAATAATTTTGTTGAAAATCTCGAATGGATTTCTCGAAAGGGGAATACACAACACGCAATTGCAACAGGGCTTCGTGCCGATTCTAATATGCGCGGTAGAACTGGGTCTTTGAACCCATTGAGCAAACCGGTTGCCCAATACACAAAATCTGGTGACTTTATGAAGGTGTGGAGTGGGTATTCCGAAGCTGCCAGAGCTTACGGATGTAAGCCTTGTACAATCATCAACTGCGCAAAAGGTAGGATTAAGTCTTGTAAAGGCTTTGTCTGGAAAGAAGTTTAATGGGGAAGGAACTGCTGAAACTGCTGCGCCATCGCCTGCAGCTGGTTCAGCTGGTTTTGTGACATTTTGCCGGATTGCAGCAGCTTTTGCACCTCTGCTTTCGGGTCGCCTTGAAAGTTTGCACGGAACTGCTGGAACTGCTGCATCATCTGCCCGAACTGACCCATCGGGTTTGGCATGGCGGGCATACTGCCGCCCAGTGCGTTAAAAAGAGGATTTGACATAATTATTTGACCTCCGTTTCAGGTTTTGCAGGCTCTTGCTTCTCAAGTGCCGCACAGCGGGCTGCCAGCGCGTCAAACTCTGCCCGGGTGACAAACTCCACGCCGGGCTGCTGCGCCGTTTGTGGCGGCGTTTTTGCGGCTGTGGTGCGCTCCTTGTAGTCAAACACCCGGAGTGGAAGCGGCATACCGCTTGCATCGGTGCTTTTGATGTAAAACGCGCTGTTTTCGCTATCCATCAAGAGCACGCTGTTTCCTGCGGCAACCATGTATGCTTTTGCGCCCTCCTCGCCTTGCACCCAAATGATGGACGGTGTGCCCTGCGTCTGTTGCGCCGCTTGCCCCATCATGGGCTGCTGGTAGGCGTTCTGCCGCAGCTGTGCAAGCTGATCCGGCATTGCCTGCCCATAATAGCCGGGCTGGTATCCGTATGGAATGTATGGCATCGCTTAGTCCTCCTTGTACCAGTAATAAATCGGGCACTCTGCGCCACTGTCCCAGCTATCAATCCACTCGCCATTGACAACAGCCAGAACGTGGCCAGAGCAGCCCAGAACGTAGATCCCGCGCGGGTACTCCCTTGCAAAATCCTCCACGGTGTAGCAGGAGGAGCAGTCTGCCTCGACAAGGCGGCGCTTAAATCCGCGCTTTTGGAGGTACGCGCCCCATGTGCGGTTGGCGCTTGGCATATCGCCCAACACGTAGCCCATCATCGCAAGCCCTATGTATGCCTGCTCCCAGCTTTGCCCGGTGGCAGCTGCAACGGCTCGCACTGCACAGTCACCGACGCTGCTGCCGCGCGGGTTTGGATTAAACTTGTGCCACATGAGCGCCCCTCCTTTTGCGTTTATCGTACCAGAATGTCACACCGGGAGAGGCAACGAACGTCAAACGAAGGACAAAAAATCTTAATTGAACCTTGCTTAAAGCTTGATTAGAGCTTGATTAGAGCTTGCTTACTGTAAGCAAAAAAAGAAAAGCGCCCACACAGAGAAGGACTGTGCGGGCGCTCGATGTTTGCACCCAATAGGTGTAAAAAATTCAAAAAAGTCTTGACTTTTGCACTCAATGGGTGCATATTATAGACAGTAGAGGAAATCAAAATCGCACAAAAAAGGAGATAACTACTATGACCAGCTTTGAGACTAAAAAGAAGATCGTTCTTGCAGGCAACAGCCGCATTTTTAACGACTGGGCTGCCCACTCTACTATTACGATGGACGAGTTTATCTCGGCGCTTCAGTGGCTGTGCGAGGATGCACTGGACAAAAACGGCAAGATTACCCGGGAAATCGCGCTTGCTCCCGACCGCATCGTGAAGCTGCGCCGCGTCAACGATGGTCTGGGCATGACCGCTTTTTATAAGTATCCCCGCGACAACGGCGGCGATGGAGAGCTGGGTTCTCTCTGGAGCGGTGAGAAGTTCCCTGATGGCTTTGTGCGCAAAATCAGCCTGTCCGTGAAAGACCGCATTTGAAAGGGGGCGAACAAAGATGGCAACTGCAAAAGAAATTGGAATCGGAATAAAGAATGCGCGCCTTACCGTTGGTATCACGCAAGCAGAGTTAGCTCGTAGACTTGGTGTTACACCTCAAGCCATCAGCCAATATGAACGAGGAGAAAAAAAGCCTAAAATTGAAACAATCAAAAAAATAGCAGATGCATTGGGTGTAAGTTGGTTTCAACTATCTCATCTTGATGATTTGGTTGCTACTTCTGAGGAAAGAGTTTTGGACAAAGAGGAAGTATACCAAAGTATAGCAGTTGATTATACTACCGCTGAACTTTTTGTTATGGCTTCTGAACCGGAAGCATCCCGTGTGGCGTTCCTCAACAACGTGGCCATGACCATCCCGGAAGATGCTTCCGGCTGCATCGACATGGACGCCGAAAAGAAGCGGCTGTCCGTCATCTGGGGTCTGGCGCACCTGTCCATGCGGGAGCTGATCTCCCGCACCGGAATGTCGCAGACCGCTTTTGCAAAATGCGCGGGCATTCCGCTGCGCACGGTGCAGAACTGGTGTGCCGGAAGCCGGGACTGCCCGGCATATGTCAGATTTTTGCTGGCGGAGCACTACAAGCTGCTGTAAAACAAAAAATCCCCCACTTTGCCTACAAAGTACCCCGCGTGGCACGCAGGGCTTCGGCAAAGCAGGGGATTTTTTGTAAAATCAAGAGCGGAACCGCCCACAGGCAATGCCGCTCTCTACAAAGGCCGTAGCTTTTCAATCTGGGTCTCCTAAGTGCATAGGGATATAAAACGGAATAAACCGCTTCCAGCTGTGGCAGTGTCTAGGCCAGAACCGCACGATGTACCAATCGCCAAACAAGTGAAAAGTGGTGTAGTATTTTGCGATTCTTGACACTCGTTCTTCTTTTGTATTGCACATAAGCATCACCATATAAAATCGTCTCCCGCATGGTACGCACTGCGAGTAGGCGGGCGGGAGACTAAATTTCGTAAGCTGTGCGCTTGTGCTGGCAGAAATCTTTAGGCCAGACCACACCAGCAATTCATTAGGCGAATTGTCTGTAAATATTATACCACAATCCGTGCAAAAAGAAAAGCGGCAGACCCGAAAGCCTGCCGCTTTTGAATTGCATGAGCAGAAACCCAAAGCTAATTCGTTGCTCATGATTATTATATCACACATTCAGCATTTTATCAATCTTTTTTAGCCTATTGCCGATTGATGTCCGACAATACGGCACACGCGCTGCAATATCAACTTGGCATAGCTGGTCAACGTACCGCAACCGGGCGATTTTCCGGTCATACCTCCCAAGCGGTGCACGTTTTATCACAGCTTTTATCTGTTCTGCATTAAGCCCTTGCAACGCTGGCGGAAAGACTATGCGAGCCGCCGCCACGGGCAGCACCGAGCCAGAAGGGCTGCGGAAGCTGTCCGGCGTTGCGCACCATTACAGGGACGTTACCGAGATGGTCGATTTTGCCGCATCTCTTGATTTCACAAAATCGTTTCTGCTCGTATATAGTGCTTGCCATGATATCCTCCTTACTGCTTTTGTAGGGCTGCTCTTGCCCGATCAAAGAAAAACTGGATGACCTTGCTCATGGTCTCTTCCGTGATAGCCCACGAGACCAGCCTGCCCCATTTGCTGTTGTCCAGATAGTGGCGCAGCATCTTGACGCACCACGCCTTGCGCTCTGCGCCGCGCTTGGTTCCTTGGATTTCTCGCTCTGCTTGGTCGATGAGGTCAAGCACAGTGCCCTTGACGGCGGCACCGTAGCCCAGCCGGAGACATCCAAGGGCGTAGAAGATGAACCCGCCCAGCATGAGCACGAGGGCCACAGGGGCAGGAAGTGCGGTCAAAATGTTATTGATTGTTGCCATGTATTACTCTCCTCTCTCTTTTTCGAGGTCTTCTATGCGGTGGTTTGCCACCTTGATCTGCTCTTCCAGCACTGGCACGCGCTGGGCAAAGTTGTTGTGCGCCCGGACTTCGCGGGTCAGCTCTTCCAGCTTGGTTTCAGTGACGGCCTGCTGCTTGTCCAACTTGGCGTCCATGCTCTGTGCGGTGCGGTTATTGGAGACGATCGCGCCGATCAGGCTCAGACCGCCGGTGATGATTGCCACGATGATTGATTCGCTCATGCGCCCTCCCGAAGACGGGTCAGACCCTTCTTTGCAATGATTTTAGCATAGTCCTTGTAGGGCACAGACAAGTCCACGCCGGAAATCTTGCCCGGTATCGCGTCCACAACACCGGGAATCTTGCCCTTGTTGGTGTACTGCCACATCCCGAAGTTCCATTCCGGTGTGGGCTTTTTGCTGCGGTAGGCGGCAAGCCATACGTCATAAGGCTTGAGCGTCGCGCCAGTCATGTACAGGTTATCGCGGCCAAAGTAAAGCCCGGTGTACAGCATGGCGTAAAAGCCCCAGCGTTCCACCGTGCTCAGCGCGTGAGCTGCAATATCCGTCAGGGTCTGCTTGTCGAGCGGTGCTTGCACATAGGGATCCTCAATGTCCACCGCAACAGGCAGCTGCACTGTCTTGCCGGTCAGCACCTTGCGCAGCAGGGCAAGTTCTGCGTCAGCTTCTGCCGTGTTGACCGCCTTGCAGTAGTAGTACACGCCGCAGGGGATGCCCAACCGCTGGCACTCGGCGTAGTTGCGGGCGAAATAGGGGTCGATGTACGGCTTGCTGGGCGCGTCTTTCGCGCTGTTGCCCAGCGCCCGCAGCATCACGCCGGAGACAAGGCCGCTTGCCTTGACCTTGTTCCAGTTGATGCTGCCTTGCCATCGGGAAACGTCCATGATAGGGAGCATGATATCAGTCCTTTCTTTTTATGTGGGTGGATAGTATTCTTTAATTCGTTGATTATTCTATCGCTTTTACGATTGGTTTCGCGTTTGTCCTGATAAAAATTTCTCCGCTCAAATCGCATCCTTCGCTAACGTACTTGTGCTTTCCTTCCGATATTGCAATTGGTCTCACATAACCATTTACATATCGCCCGGCAACGCATTCTCCGTTCCTAAAATGTCCGATTGTCCAGAAGCCGTATGGCTGAATTTTGTCCACCTTCCACCGCTTCAGCAGTTCGAAATGCCTTCCGCCATCACGGCTTACAAGAATGGCATAATGTTGTGGTATAATAGCGTCATCAGGGTATTTCGCTACGATTGAATCGTGATAGGCTTGCCAACTTGCCGCTCTTCCTTCAGATACGCTTGATTTCCATTCATTTATAGCGGCAATTTGCGCTTCACTGGACAAGGACAGTACGGAAGAAGGCGGGAAATAATTACTTGAATTTGCGGAAGAATCAATTTTACAGAAAGCGTAAATCATTCCAGTTTCGTCTGACTGCCGGATTGCAAACACTGCATTTGCCCACCCAAGCCATACAGTTTCGTGAGTATAATCATCATTGTATAGGATATCAATCGCACAATTATACGCCCCATCGCTACCAATCAAAATGCCATTTTCAACAGGAAGCATTGCAGACCCCTTGTCATGAGCTAACCGGATATTCAGATTTTCCCATGATGTTCCACCATCAGTTGATTTGAAAATAGTATTTACTTCTCCAACAATGCAATATAAAGCATCCTGCCATTTGCTATATACAATCGAATGAATGTGTCTTGCGTTGTTCCCCGGTGTGTCCCCTGCGGTGTAGAAATTATAAATATATTTCCATGTCAATCCGTTATCCGTCGATTTGTAGATTGCAGGGTTCTGATGAACGGCATGTGAATAAACGCCTGCATACAGATTTCCATATACGTCTTCGCACATTGTCCAAATAGTATCATCGTTTTTTTCCGTTTCGCTTTGGACTGTAGACGAAGGGTTATATAGAGAAATTACTTTTGTGAAACTGCTTGCATCTTTGGAAAGCCTATATAGTCCACGCTCATCCATTGCAAGTGTTCCGTTACTTGCATGTGGTGATGCGTACACGTTTTCGCTTGAATCCATATACAGTCCACGCCAATCAAGACCGGAACCGTTCAACTGTAGTAATGTTTCTTCGGTTTCATCATACCCAATTCGGACGATTCTTCCGTCCGTTCGAGCTGCAATAATTACCCCGTTCTGATATGCAACCGCATTCACGATATACCCAGAATCCGACTTTGTGTCAGCTTCATAAATAATCTGGCCTCTGGTTGGCGTATTGATAAACTGATAATTACTACCACCAGTTGAAGTTGACGTTTTCCCCCCCTTGATTGTCGGTGTTTCTATATTTCTGTAGCAGATTCTAACTGTTCCGGCGAATCCTTCAATATATACCGTTTCCCTTGTTTCGCTTGCACCCGTCCTGTAGCAGATAACATTTTCACCGCTTATTAGCGAAATACCCATTACACTTATATAACTTTTCCCGGGAACGTAAGTAATTGAATAGGCATTTTTGGAATCCGATACAAATGTCGCAATATCGTAATTGACGTCATCTTCAAACGTTCCGGTTAAAACATTGACTCGTTTCATCGGTGTGATTGTCGGAACAATATTCTGTGCGGCATTTTCGTGATATTCAGCTGCGAAATATAATTGATTATATATTTTATTTAACTTCCTGTTTTCGGAATCGGATAGAGAAGACGCGATATTATTCTTTAGAATCCGCATCTTCAACAAATCACTTTTATAAGCACATAATGCGATATTGCAATCCTCATCTACTATAATATATTTCCCGGTTGCCGTCTCTTTATAAGCAAAAGGATTATATAAAGTATCCTCAGTAATTACCTTCGCAGCCAAAACAATATCATAATATGTTGCTGTTGTGGTTGGAGCAACAATAACCCAGCCAGCTTTCACACTGATTGGGGAACTGTACGCCATGCTATTTGATGCGCGCTCGATTAAGCCGCCCGACGGTGTAATCGCATAATGATCGCGAATCGTATTTCCTGCCTGCCAGTCAACTTCTTCAAAGAATGTTTCAAATGGGATCTCCGTTTCTTTTACAGGATTAAATGTGATACCTTCATCGATTATGGGCGTTACAATGTTTCTATAGCAAAGGCGAACCGTTCCTTCAAAATTTGAAATATACCTTGTATGATAGAAGTTGTCCGCCGCTTCATAATATCCACGGTTTTCAAGGTCAATTAATCGCTTACCTCTATAATTTGCACCGGGCGAAAGCGTTGTAACTTTATAGACTTTTCCGAGTTGTGCTGAGAACATCGCAATGCTATATGCTGTATTTGACGTGTCTACAGTGCCGTCACGCAATAGTGCTCCAGCAGAAATTGTCGGTGAAATTGCTTTTTGCTTAATAAAAAGATGTTCCGTCGTTACATATTCATCAGCATAAACCATTGCTTTTTGCAATACAGACTCTTCCTTTAGCTGATTTTCCACCCCCTTCGCTCTGGTCGCCTCCGCATTGACCGCCTCGCCCGTCTTCGCCGCATCCGCAGCCTTGCCGGAGAGGGAGAGGGTGGGGTCGATGGCTTTCTGGATGTTTTCACCTGCCGTGTTGGCGAACTGCTCCACATACTCGCCCATCTGGGCGAGATCCTCGCGCACCTCGGATGCCATGACGGCTTTGCGGATGCCGTCAATTACTTCTTTAAACGGTTTCATTGTCTGCCTCCATCGTTTGCAGCGCATAAGACTGCACATCAGATGCGTACCCCTTGAGCGTGCGGCTCAGGTCATATGCGGCGGTTGCTTTGCGGGCGCTGAGCGCCTGCAAGTCGGATATGCTGGAAAACTTTTTGCCGAAGGTGAACTCCTTCTTTGCGGGCTTGTCCAGCGGCTCTACGAGCTTGTTGCAGTTGATCCACACATCAATGCCGTGTGGCGCGGAAATAATGTGGGTCAGCTTGCCGAAAGCGATCCTGTCCGCGTCCACGCCTGCGTCCTTCAGGTCTACAGCTTTTACCGTGATGCCGTCCGCAAGTCGTAAGTGCTTGCCAAGCTCCATGTCCGCCGCGTCCTGAAGGGACTGCTGTGTGTTGGCCGTTCCGTCCAGCACCAGATACCGGGTGATAAGTCCGTACAGCTTCTGGGCGGTCTCGTCGTTGGCAGTAGCGGTCAGTGTGTTGGTGGCCTCCCACAAAAACCAGCCGCTTTTTTTCTTGCCGATGGCGATAACCCGGGTGACGATGTCCTCGGCCTTGACGTAGCTGGTCAGGTCAAGCAAGTTCGTGCCGAAGGTAATGCCCTGCACGTTGCGTTCTGTCGCGTCCTGTACATAGTCCAGATAGCGTGCTCTCTTGTTCAGACCGGGGAACAAGGGGTAAGGAATCGTTTCGTGCCGGGTTACCAGATAGCCGCCGTACACGTCCACAAGCTCGCTTTGCAGGATGTCCCACGTTTTTCCGTAGTTCTTGCCGTCGCCGAACTCGTGCAACTCCTCCACAAGCTGCGGGGTGTAGTCTGCGGACTTTTCCCCGTTGACGTACACGTTGACCGTGCCGTCTTTTTCCGTTTTGATGCTGTACGTTGTGGATTCGGTGTCCTTTTTGGCCACTTTAATGGTACTGCCAAACTTATAGGTCTCTATTGACGTAGTGATGGACGGGGTAACAATGGTCTGCTCTGCATCATAGGTCTTGCTGCCCTGAGAGACTGCGTTTCTGCGGAGGGTAAACTGGTTGTCTCCCGTGCGCCAGGCAAGGTACTCCTTTCCGGTTACGATCTCGTTTAGCGGCCAGTTTTGTGCTGGTGGGGTCTGCACGTCCTCATAGTCGGAGAAAATGTAGGAAAACCTCTCTTCAAGTCGGTTCCCGTTTTGGGAGTACAGACCCCATGTCTGGTAATAGTCGCCCTGCTCGTCCGGGCTGCTGGCGGCATAGTCCAGCTTCAGATAGCACTTTTCGGCTACCGGAACATACCGCTTTTGCTCCTCCACCGTGACGTTTCCGATGCGGAAGCTTTTATAGCTGTCGGTCAGGCTGGTGTGTTTTTTGCAGAGAAAGTCCAGAAACTGCCGGATGGTCACGTCCTTGGCGGTGTAGGGTGGTACATCGGTGTCGTTGAGATAGGCAAGCTCGCCCTCACAGTACACCTTCTGCCGCAGCAGAAAATCCTGCTCATGGCTCATGACCCTGCCTTGCCAGATCTCCTTACCGTCCTGCTCCACGGATACCACCGTTTTCAGCTTTTGCAAGGCGCTGTGCGCCACGTTGCCCAGCGGGATGGTAAATTCCAGACTTCCAGCCTTACCAAACTCTCGGGTCAGAGTGGGGCTGATCAGCTTTGTGGTATCCAGCGCAGAGCCGGGCGCATAGATACAGACCCGGTTTTCCCAGCTGTCCACGCCGGTCTGCGTGCCGGCATAGATCTTGTAACTCATAAGCTTGCCCCCAGATACTTGATGGTGATGCTGCTTGTAGCAGTAGCGGTAAAGGTCAGGGTGACGGTTCCACCGTCCGGGATATCCAGCCCCTCCAGATACTGCCACTCGGTCGTTTTGGCAAGCGTGCCAGCGGCGGTATTGTTGACCTGCAACGACACATCTGCCACGCTTTCGCCACGCTGGAAGTAGACAGCCGCAGTGTGCGGTGCGCCGTAGATGACCACATCCACCGGCGTATCGGCAGGCAGCGCAATGCTGCGGTAGTCCCGAAGGATGTCTGTTTCAAAGTTGATGTCATCCCACCGGATGTCTTGCGTGCCGTCGTAGACGTTGTACTTGTACGGGTTGCAGCTTCCGGTGATGGTGACCGTAGCGGAGATCCGCCCCGGCACGAATTTGACGTGCCACAGCCCCTCCCAGTACCAGGAGGGGTCATCGTCAAACACGCATTGCAGCCATTTCCCTTCAAGGGCGTTGTGCAGGCGGCTTTGCAGTACCTTCCACAGCTTTTTCGGCGCGGTGCACAGCAGTTCCATGGTAATAGTGCGTTTTTTGTAGTGCACCTTGCCGTCCAGAGAGGTAGTAAGGTTGAGCAACGTGTCAGAGCCGGTGATCTGCACAAGGGTCTCGTCCGGTTCAGGCTCGCCGATGTTTGGGCTGCCAACCTTCATGTACAGTCCCCATGATGCAAGGGTGTCGTAGTTGCCCAGCTTTGCGCTGTGGATCGCCATTTAAACACCCCTTTCTGCCCGCAGGGTATACACGCCCATGCTGGTATCCATGTTGGTTGCAAGGCGCGGTGTGAGCATATCGGCCACCTTTTCGCCGTCCATGACAAGCTGACCGGTGCCGATATCCGGCAGATGCTCGTCCAGCAGATCGCGGATCTGCTGCAAAATGCCCAGCTGTGCATCCGTGCCGGTGGTCTTTTCCATGTAGCGGTGCTGCATGGCTGCCCGGGTGGAGAACTCGGTCAGGCTGTCGTACACGTCATGCCCGGCAAAGGGGCTTTCGTAGTGGCTCACAGCCTGCCCGCCGCCGCTGCTCTTGCCAAACTTTGCAAACAGTGCAGCGCCCAGCGCCACCACGCCCGCCACAATGGCGATGATCGCGGCAACCTCCGGGTTCGAGATGATCAGACCGCCAACCTTTGCAATCAGCCCGCCTGCGCCCTCGGCGATCACGCCAAGACTGCCCATGCTCCCGGAAAGGTTTGCAATATCCGTGCCCGCGTTGAGGGCAAAGCTGCCCATGCCGGAGCCAATGGTGTTCAGCACACCCATGATCTTGCTGCCTGCGTCGTCAACATTGATGCCAAGATCCTGAAACACTTTGCTCAAGCCCTTAACGTCCGTTGTAACGCCGTTTGCATCTGCTTTGATGCCGTTGGACATAATCTGCTTAAAAGCGTTGAACGCCTCGCTCAGACCGCCGCCGGAATACGCCTCGTTGATGGCTTCCAGCGCCTTGTTTGCCCAGTCGGACAGGACTTCGCGCTGCTCCTGTGATACCTCGCCCCACATCACATTGACGATATCCAGACTAAGCGCTGCCCAATCCTGATTTTTCAGGTCGGTATACAGGTTCTTGCCCAGCTTGAAGATCCCGCTGTTGAACTGCTGCTGCGCCTTGCTCAGGTTCTCTTCAATGCGCTTTTGGGTTGCTTTGATGCTCTTCTCGATGTTCTGCGCGGTCTCTGTTACCTTGTCCTGCACGCCGTCAATGTAGCTGATGACCTTGGTGTAGGTCTGCCGCACGCCTTCCACAATGCGCTCGCCGGTCTCGGTGGCGGTGGTCTTGATGTGCTGGCTGCCGTCCGCGTAGGTCTCCACAGCCTGCTGCGTGGTGGTGGTGATGCCGTTGAAGGTCTTTTCTGCAATGGTGGTCAGGGTGCCAAGCATGGTCTTGGACATATCGGCGTAGACCTTTTTGGTCGTGGTGCTTATCTTGCCGTTCGTGTCCGTAACTTTCTTGGTCACAAGCGTATAGGTAGTAGCAACACCGTTGACCATCTCTTTACCGGTCTCTGTGGTGGTCTCGGTCACGCGGTCTTTGATTTTGCCCGCTGCGTCCTTGACCTTCTCCTGCAGGGTCTCAACGCTTGTAGTCACAGCGCCCAGCGCGTTCTGCGCGGTAGTGGTTGCGGTGTGCGTCACGGACGCTATGACGGTTTCGGTCTTGGATTTTGCGCCGCTGCTCTTGCCGGAGGAACTGGAAGGGCTTGTGACGATGGAACTTCCGCCGCTCGCGGCCGCTGCTTCTGCTTGGCGCTCAGACCAGCTTTTATTGCTTACGCTTTTGCCGGAAAGCGCATTCTGCCGCAGCCGATTTCGGTTGCTTTGCTTTTGCTGATCCTCTCTGTAGTCCTCGTAGCTGTCGTAACCAGAATAAGCGTTTTTGCCCAGTGCCTTGTTCAGATAGTAGCTTGCCTTATCCAGTGCACTAACAGCCGCGCTGCCAAGCTGCCCAAACTTTTTGATGATAGCACTGATGGGGTTATCCAGTTCAAGGATTGCATTCCCGAGACCCTTCCAGCCGTCCTCCTTGTAGGCTTCCTGCGCTGCGACAACCATGTCGTTCATGTGGCCTATCACAACGCCGATGCCGGAAGAAAGGTCGCCGGTCATAAGTCCGGAAAGCTGGCTGACGTTATCCTTCAGGGTGGATATACGCCCGTTCATGGTCTGGCTCTGGGTGTCCATGGCGTTATAGTAACGCCCGCCCTCCTCGCTGGCGGCTATGAGCGCCTGCGAAAGAAGGTCGTAGCTGATGGTCATGTTCTGGACTTCCTGCACCGATTTGCCGGTGTAGTCTGCCAAGACCTGATAAATATTGATGCCCGCATAGGCAAACTGCTTGATGTCTATGGTTGCAGCTTTGCCCACGTTTGCGATCTGCTGCAGGTTTGCAGCCATGCGGGATAGTTCTGCGTTGCCGCCGCCAGTGGCAGAAACAGCATCGCCCAGTGCATTGATGACCTTGCGGGAATACGCGGCGTTTTCACCTGCGCTGATGAGCAACTGGTTTGCCTGCGTCAGAGATGCCACGTCAAACGGGGTGCGGGCTGCGTCCTCCTGAATGGCCTGCATGGCTTCCTGTGCGGCCTGTGCGCTGCCCAACATATTGGTAAAGCCGGTGGTGTACTTTTCTATCTGGGCGTTATAAGAAATGCCCATCTCCACAAAGCCCTTTGCAAGGCCTACCGCTTTTGTCCCAAGCGAGGTAAGCATATTTGCAAGGACAGTCGCTTTTGCGCTGGCTGCTGCAAACTGGCTTGCCATGCCTGAAACGCCGCTCCCGGCGGTGTTTGCGCTGCGGTTCAGCGAGTTTGCAGCGCTTTGCGTCTCTTTTCTGGCCTGCTCGATGCCCTGCTCATACTCGGAGGTATCAAGCCCCAAAGTGGCCATCAAATTGAAAATAGTCAGGTCTCACCACCTCCGTTCTGCTCTGCGGCTTTTTTACTGTCTGCAAGCGTCTTTTCCCAACACGCCTGCGCTTCTTCCAGCGTGGTTTCGTGGCGGCGCTGGGATAGCGGCTTATCATATTCTGCCATGATCTCGCTGAAGGACTGCTCCACCTGCTGCCCCAGCGATACAGCACAAAGAAAAAGCATATCAGCCGTATACAGCTGGTATGCCTTTGTGCGGTGGCGTTCGCGCATCTCGCTGATGACGAACCAGACGAAATACTTTATTCCGTAGGCTCGGAGATGCTGGAGGTCGGCGCGGCAGAGGTAGTGCCAAAACTCAGGCCGTTCAAGTCGGCCAGCGATGACAAAAAATCCTGCATATCCTCCTGCATCACGGACTTGGTAAGCGCGGTGAACGCCTTGGGCAGGGTGTCCTTCTCGCCCTTTTCCAGCGTGTACAGCTGATGCAGGGCGTTCATGGTGCGTTGCGGGTCAAGCTTCATCAGGGGCTTGATAAAGTCCAGCGCAGCCAGCGCAAACTCGCGCGGGGTAAGCTTTTTCTTGCCCTCTGCGGTTTCGGCAGGCTCTGCACCCAGCAGCTTCAGGGCGTTGGCAACGATGGTCTCCCGGGCGGCTTTGGTCTCCGGGTTGTTCACGTTGTCCTTTGCGTCCATGATCATGCGGGTGATGCCGTCCACCGCGTCATACAGCTTGGGCAGGGCTTCCACGGGGTCAAGATTGATGGTAAGGATCATTACTCTGCCTCCTTGACGTAGAACTCCATAGGCACCTTGCTGGTGTCGGTCATGTCGTAGTGGCCCTTCAGGCTCAGCGTGATGTTGCCCTTGCCGTCCTTGGTGGTTTTCAGCTCAAGGCCGCCGTCGCTCACGGCCTTCATCAGCTTGACAGCAGCATAGCCGCCGCCGATCAGATTGCCATGCCACCAGATATCCTGGAAGTCCGTGTTTTCGTAGTCCTCGCGGACGGTGATCTTGTTGGTTTCCACGTCCGCAGCGCCCAACTCCAGTTTGATGGTGTCGGCACTCACGGTCATGCAGGTGGTAGACAGACCACAATCCCAACTTGTGATGTGCTTCAGCTGATAGGTGTTCTCGGGCACTTCGTCCAGATCCTCGCCCAGATCCACGGTGTTGGGCTTGCAGCTGACGGTGATGCCGCCGGAGGTCAGACAGATCATATCCTCCGCTGCAATGGGGGTAGTGCCCGCCGGGTCGAACTTCTTGAGCAGCGCGCCGGCCTGAAACTGAAGCTTTTTGAAAGCATCCGGCGAAATGGCGTGATACATTTTGTTCATGTGTTATCCTTTCTCACACCACAAAGGATGTGACGTCAAATGTAAGGTATGTGCACAGGTATTTTTCCGGGGGATTGTCCATAGACTGCGCCCACGGATTTCCTGCGCATAAAAGAATTGCGCCGCCCTCGCACTCGATGGTAAGCCCATCCCCGAGGGCAGCGCGCATCTCGTCTGTTTTGCGGATGATGGGCAGCTTGCCGCCGTCTACCGGATACCACAGCCGCGCATGGAAGGTGCTGCTCTCGTCAAATCCCTTAGGAATGACAGGCAACACCGTGATATAGGGCAGGGAAGAGCCCGTCGGCACGGAATCCTCTGGGTATACAGGAACATCGAACATCGTAAAAAAGCTGTTCAGCGCCGTGGTAATGGCTTCTTCTGCGCCCATCAGGAAAGCACCACCTTTTTACACTGCACAACGGCAAGATTCATCTGGCTTTCGGCGGGCGAAATCTTGTCGCTGCTCGCGGTGGTCACCTCGTAGGTCTGCCCATCGTCCAGCCGCTTGATGCGGTCGAAGGGGGACAGCTTGATGCCCTTATCCACATAGATGGAGTAGGTGGACGCCGTGCCCTGCTGCTCTGCCTGCTGTGCTTCAATGGTCTGGTCGTGGCGCTCTACGGCAAGAAACTCCATGCCGTCCTCCCATGTGGTGGTAGAGCCAAAAAGCCCATCCGAAACCAGCTTTTTTTCCATGAAGCAGAACTTCTTGGTGAAATTCTCCATCACGGTGAACTTGGTGAAATCGTTTACAGGCATTACAGCTTCCTCCATTGGTTGATTTCCCGGCGGTAGTGGGTGCATCCGTCTGCGGGCAAGCCATCCGTGCCGGTTGCCATAGTGCCGCTCCATCCGTTGAAGGACTGGGAAACATAGCGCCCATCGCCGGGGGTGGCTGCATCGTAGTCGGTGATCTTCTGGGCAAGTGCCACAAAATCAGGAGGGACGCGCATGGGCTGCACCGTGCCGGTGAAGGTTTCTGGGGTAAGGTCTCCGTCTCCCGCCTTGTGCACGCCGTCGTTAAAGATAGACCCGCATACAAGGAAATACTGCCCGGCGGATACCCCGGCGGGGACAGTATCTGCCGTAAAGGTAAATTTCCCGGCTACGGGGTCGTCGTACCGGTCAAAGAAGTTTCGCGTGTACACGCACAGTTCTGGCACAGTCATGCGGGGTCACCTCCTTGCAGGTCAGACCGATTCGCCCGGGGTGATGGTCTGGACGGAGATGCCGTCCAGATACTCGGCAAACAGGGTCACGCCGGTAATGGCAAAGCTTTCGGACACGGCGGTGGTGTAGTTGCCCTGAGTGTGGAAGCCAATCAGGTTGCTTGCCTCGCCTGCGGTGGTGTACACCAGACCAGCCTTGGCGTAGTCGCTGTCGGAGGGGTCAACGTAGTACATCACGATGTTGTCAACAGGGGTGGCAATGACCTTGCCCTTTGCGATCTCGCCATCGGACAGCAGGAAAATGGTGTTGTAGCCCATGAAGTCCTTGATGTACTGGAATCCGTACTGGTTCTGGATGGTGATGCTTGCGGTGCCCAGATACTCGGCCACGTCCAGAACGTTTGCAAAGCCCACAACGCCGGTGACGGTGCGGTGCATATTCTTGAACTTGTTCTCAACGCTGCCCTTTGCCATCGCCAGAGCCATCTGGAAGGTCTTGGGCGTGCCCTTCAGGCTGCCGGTGTTCAGATACTTGTAGAACTTGTCAGTGACCTTGGCGGTCAGATCGTACAGGAACTCGTCATCGGTCTTCTGCACGGCAACCTCGTAGCCGTAATTCTGGATAGCCTCAAGGGAGACGGCCTTGGCGTACTTCTCGATGGTGATCTTGCCGTAGTCCTTCTCTTTGACGGTGTACTGGCTGTAGGGGATCTCCTCGCCCTCTGCCACGGTGCCGCTCTGCAGGGTGCCCTGTGCATACTTGCTCTTCAGCACAGTGCCGGGCTGCATACGGATGGGGCGCATGATGCCCATGATCTCCCGCAGATGATCCCAGTTGCGCTGGAAGCGGGTCACGAAGTCGATCTCGCGGGGGTTGACGGTGATCTCAGTGGTGGTAATCAGATTTTCTTTTGCTGCCATAGCTTATTCCTTCCCGCCGCCTGTAAACAGGTCGGCATTTGCTGCAATCGCGGCCTGACGCTCGCCAGCGTCCTTGATTGCAAAAATCTGGTCTTTGGTCATTTTGGAGCCGGTGTTTGCGGGCGGGTTGTCCACCGGTGCGCCCTTGGTGGAGGTGCTGCCCACATAGTCGCTCCAGTCGGTTTTCAGGCTCTCAGCCAGCTTGTCCGCGTTCTTCACGTTGCCCTTGCTGTCCAGTTCCATCTTGTCGATGTCATCGCCAGACAAGCGCACGATGCGGTCAAAGTACTTTTCCAGCACGCCTGCGGCTTTAAGCTGCTCCCGGAATTTGGATTCCTTGGCGGCTCTGGATTCCTTGGCGGTCTGCTGGGTCTTGTAGTCGGTCAGCGCCTGCTCTGCGGTCTGCTTACCGCTGTTGGCTGCGTCCCGTTCTTTTTCCGCTGCAACGCGGGCGTTTTTCTCGGTATCCAGTTCGTCCCGGAGGGCGTCGGTCTCCTCGTGCAAGGCGTCCAGAATGGCTTTTGCCTTGTCATCGTTGGAGGTTTCGGCGTTTTCCAGAATCTTGCGGATATCTGCTCTTTTGAGTGCCATGTGTGTGTCCTTTCTGCCCTTGCTTGGGCTGCCATGCTTGGAAATCAGGTTATTTGCCGGACGTGCTGCCGGTGTGGTGCCGCCAGTAGGATTTGAACCTACGACCTTCCGATTACAAGACGGCGGCTCTGCCAGATTGAGCTATAGCGGCATATAAAAAGCGGCTGACGCTGTGCGCCAACCGCTGAGTATTAAATTTACGGTCTTGTTTCCACGCTAGGCAAAATATCCGTGTGGAAATAGAGCTTGTAGTGGTACGGGTCTGTATGCGTGCCCGTGATATCTTCGACCACATACATGGTGTAGTCGTTCAGATAGATGTAGTTCTTGCGGTAGGTGTCCGGGCCGATTTTTACCGTGCAGACCAGCTCATTGTTTGAGTTGTTGGAGATGGACATATAGCCCTCGGCTTCCAGAATGACCTTATCGGTGCGGGCGTTGTAGACGGTGATTTTGCGCTCGCTCTCAAAGTAGTCCGCCTGCTTGGAGATGTTGGCATTGGCCTTATCGGCTTCCGAACAGCCGCAAAGCACCAGCACCACAAGCACCATGATGGTTGCGAAAATCTTCTTCATGTTATGCATCTTTATTTCCTTCCTCTACTGCAATATCTTGCAGTTCTTTGATATGATCTTCCACCGCCGGGCGCAGGAAGGGGCGGGGAGCCATGCCACGGGTAAAGTGCCACTTGCCGTTGAAGTCCTGCCAGACCCACGGCGTTTTGCGTCCGTTGCCCTTCTCGGCAAAAATACCGGTGCCTAACTCCACATAGACGCTGTAAAACAGGTTTGAGCCGATGGTCACGGTCTTTTGTGCCGCAGATACAACGTAGGTGAGGGATGCTTTCAGTGCACCGCCCACATAGCCCTCTATGCCGGTGCTGTCTGCTGTTCCGGTGGGCACAAGCAGCTGGGCGTAGTCCTGCACCTTCATGCCCCAGATGGTCAGCACCCGCTCTGCCCACGCTTCCAGCGCTTCATGCAGCTGCGGGGTGTTGTCAGTGACTTTGATGTCGTAGTTAAATTTCATGGTTTACCGAACTCTCCACGTTTTGGAATTTTTTCTTGCGCGGTAGTAGGTCTTTCCATCAAATGTCACTTCAAGTGCACCCCTGTCCATTGCAGAACCCAAAACGGAAGAAAGCGACTTTGCTTCAGCTGCCTTTTTGTTCGCGGTTGACTTTTTCTGCACATCTTTCATAAAGGAATTGACGTTTTGCCGTTTCTGTGCTGTGTTATCCGCTGCCTTTTGCACCTGATTCTGGTTAAATCTTGCAGGGCCGGAAACATATGGATTTGCAACCTTCGTCTGAGACTTTAGCTGTTCCGTTGTCAGTTCATGCAATTTATCCAGTGCCGCCGCTTTTTCCTGCTGAGTAAGATTAGACTGTTGGATTTTCTGCACGTTCGCTTCATACTCGCGCTTTGTTGCGTCGCCAGCATCAAACAACGAAAAATCATTCGATCTTCTTACAAGCGTACTATCCAAACTTTTTGCTTCATATGTCCCACCGCCCGCTCTCGCGGAACTGCCCGAACCTCGTTTACTCACGGTAATGTCTCCTTTCGTATTGAAATGGCTTGATTTTGGTTACATTCCAGTCAAATTCTGCCGGACACTTGCCATACCACAAGATGCCGCTCGGTTGCAGCACTTCCAGCGCCTTACGGCAGTGCTTAGCAAAGCATTCTGCCTCGTATGGGTCAGACTGTGTGCCGTGGCTCGAAATGCTCACAATGGCGTTTCTGGGCTCGCCGTCAAAGCACCAGTCATAGCTTTGCTCGCCGCACCAGCAGAGCGTTGGAATGACGTGGATGCCGTGCGCCTGCCAGTATGCAGCCAGCCAGTGCTTTTTGTAGTGCATGAAAAGCTGCACCGCAAGCGGCATATCACTGTACAAGGAAAAATCCGGCGAACATACCGCGCCGAACTGCTGCAAAAGTGGAATGTATTTGTCTGGGTTGTTCCAGAACCGTTCAAACTGGTAATCGTCCTTGTAAAAATGCACGCCTTTTGTGGCCTTGTCTTTGGCGGTCAGCGCATAATTGACCGGAATCCATTCCAGCTTGTCAATGCGGATGTCCGTTTCTGGCTTGATTTCAGGGATGCCATACTTGCCCACGCCCGGAAAAATCATCTTTTCGGTGTTTTCCATCGGCAGAATCACGTTTTATCCCTTCTTTCTTTTTCTTTCTTCTGCCCACCACATTTGCTCTTTTTCCGTGCCGCCCTTTGCCTTGTACCACTCTGTATAGGTCAGGTTAGATGTGACCTCTTTTGTCGTGTTGTCCCGCCGCATAGCGTTCTGCCGGGGGTATTTCACAAGCGCCCCGGTCACTTTGCAGCGGCAGTGATAGACCATCTCCGGCGCTGCGTTTGGGTCTCCGGGGTACTGTATCTCGTAGCCCTGCACTTTGAAAGGCTCGTCAAGGTCGGCGGTCTCCTGATCCAGCAGCCGGTGCATCTCGCGGGTGCGGTAGTCCAAAGTGCTGTTCCATCGCTTCTGCACCTCAATGCCAATGGCTTGAGCGTTGCGCAGCTGCTGCATCGTCCCGGCGTTCTGTGCGCCTGTAAGGGCTGTGATGGCGTTGTTCATGGCCCAGTGCACCTCGGTGTCTGCCATGCCCTGCACAGCCTGCACCGCAATGTCATGGACGCTTTTGCCCTGAATAATGCCTTTTGTGACGTACCGATTGAACACCCGGGCGTCGTAGGTCTTGCTGCTCTCGCTCTTGATGCGCTTGTTGGGCACCAGCTTGGGGTTTTCCAGCAGCAGCCGCTTGACCGCTTCGGCGTTGTACAAGGTCAGGTTGAACGCCACGCCTGCGGCCTGTTCCAGCTCGTAAAACGCCCAGTTTGCGCCAAGGGCAAAGATATCATACTGTTCATCTCGCGCCAGCTTGTACGCCGTCTGCTGGGCTGTGGTACACGTCTGGGTGATGTTGTCCAGCTTCTGGTGCATCATCTCGGACTGAAACACCTGATTCCGCAGCCATGTGCGGTAATCGCTCTCGGTGATCTTCCCTTCTTCCAGCTGCGCCCGCTTGTAGGCGTCCAGCTTCTGGTAATGCTCCAGAAACTCGGTCAGCTGCTCGGTCATTTCCCGGCGGGCGGCGCCGTATACACGCAAAATGCGGCGGCGCAGCCTGTTCAGCTGTCGGGTGGAAATACGATCAAGGTCAGAAGTGGTGCTCATTGTTTTTATCCGACTTGATAGCGTAGACAAGTTCAGGCGTCAGCTTGGGCGGCTTCGTGTCTGTCGTCTTGCAAAAAAGCGAATCGCCACAAAAAATAAACCCATTTCCGCTGAGGGATAAACTCGGCTCGTCATTTCTGATGTGTGCTTTCATTCTCTTCGTCCTCCTCGTCCACGGTCTCCCGCGTTGCGCTCTCTGCCATCAGCGCGGCCTTGGCCTGTTCCTTCTGCTCCTGCGTCAGGTTGGGCAGCAGTTCTATTGCCATCTCGTTTCCGATGATAGTCGCTTCTGCAAGTGCCATATCCACCTGCTCTTTGGTGTTGGAGATGCGCACATGGGTGTACTGCGGCTTTGCGTCCGGCAGCCCGGCGATCTTAAGCACCTGACGCACAAACTTTGTGATTTGCTGTTCAAAGTCCCTGGCGTTCTCGTCCAGCGGCTGATAGGCGGCTTCCAGATGGTCGTTGGTGCTGTCTGCGCTCACGCAATGCACGTCCAGACCTCCGAAATCCTCATACAGGGAACTGTGCAGCCGCTGCAAAAGGGTCTCCCGCGCCTGTGTGGGGATCTCCTGCGTGTAGGGTTGTACGCTGCCGCCGTTGTCCCCGGCGTTGTCTACATTTGCGGCGTGGTTGAACCGCAGCCGCTGCATGAACTTGCGCAGGTCAGCATCGTTCATGCCGCCGTAGTTGGAGATAAGCCAATAGACCTGCGCACATTCGCGCAGATCATCGCAAAAGCCGTTGACGATCAGGTCAATGTTGTCGATATAACCCTTGAGGTTGACCAGTGTGCTTTGTTTGGCGCTACTGCCCCACAACGGCACAATGGGCAGCGTTCCGTATCCCTCGCCCTCTACGATCTCGTCCCCGGCTGGGGTGGTGGTCGTGGTGGTCTTGTAGGGCTGCTGCTCGCCGTCCTGATGCAACAGGCGCTCGCCCTTGCTGTCCTCGGTGTAGCGGGTGTAGCCGCTCTCCTCATACAGTACAGCGTGCATGGGCTTGTCTGGCTGCAAGCGCCAGAACCGGATCCCAGCCCGCAGGGTGCCATCTTGCTCATCGTACAGGGGCGCAAACTCGGTCAGTTTGAACACGTCCAGATGGTCGTTGTTCCAAAAGCCAAAGCTTTCCCCGTGGATGCAGGCAAGGTAGCCCAGCCGGTAAAGCTGCTCGTCAAAGCTTTCGCCCAGCTTCGCCTTTACCTCGTCCGCATCCGGCAGGGTGATGCCGTTTGCAAGGCTGTATGCCACGCGCTGCACGTTGAGCCTGTGGAAGGAGTTGCTTTTCACGGTCTCCGGGCGGGCTCTCTTGGTGATGCCGTTCAGCTTGTAATCGATATCAGCAAGCGCGTCCAGAAAATCGTCTACGCCGGTGTTCAGCTGCTTATCGTACTTATCAGCCTTTTCAGCGGTACGCACCGGGGCGCTTGTGACGTGCTCGGCAATAAAGCTTTGCACAAAAGCGGTTTTGGCTGCGGGGTCGTTCTGCACCGCTTCAAGGTCTTGGTATGTTCTCACTTGCTTTGCTCCTTATTTTCCGGGCTTGTGCCACACAAGTTCCATGGCGTATCGTGTAGCGTCTATGTGGTGGTTATCGTGGTCGGGGTAGCCTGGCAGTGGATCGCCGTTCTTGTCCGCGTCATACTCGTACTCGGTAAACTCTTTAAGGGTGTCCGGGCATCGCACCGGGTCTATCACGATGGCGGTCAGGCTTTGCAGCCACTTCACGCCTTGCCCCACGCTGTTGGGGCCTTTTATAGCGGGCAGGCACTTGATGCCCCATGCGGTAAAGTCGGTGCAACTTTTGTTTTCCGCGCTGTCTGCGGTCAGTCGCTCGCTCTCCGGGTGCTCCATAACGTGCCGGTCTTGCAGCATCTTGAACGTATCCTCGTTTCGTGTGCGCCGCACGGTGATCTCGTCATAGATATACAGGGTCTTGCGGGCTGCGTCGTAACTCATGCAGTTATAGGCAAAGGGGTCAGGATACCAGCCCCAGTCAATGCCGTGATACTTGCGCTCAAACCTTGCGGGGTCTATCTTTTCTGCCCGGATGTTGGTAAAAACTTCCTTGCCGCAGCCGGTCACCTCGCCCAGGTATTCGTGCTTATAGGCGATCAGGTTGTTTTCCTTCAGGGCTTCTGCTCCCTGTAAGAAAAACGCTCCAAGCCACTCTTCCGGCACATCCAGATAGCAGGAATTGTGAACAACGGTGTCTTCGTGTTGTTCCAGCACAAAGCGGTTCATCCAGTTGCGGGCAGCCGCCGGGGGGTTGTAACTCATGAACTCGTAGGCATCTCCTCCGCGCAGTGCGGACTGCCGGACGCTGCGCAGTTGTTCTGCGCCGTCCATCTGATCTGCTTCCTCTACCCATAGAATGCCGATTGCACCAAAAGGCGGCTTGATGGACTTGATTTTGGTCTCGTCGTCCAGTCCTCGGAAGTAGATGATCTGCCCGGTCACGTTGTCTGTGATCTCCATAGGCGATACCTTGCAGTTGTATCGGTTGTCTTGCCGCAGTTCGTGTATTGCCCATTTGATCTGTGCATATACGCTGTCACGCATGGTGCCGCCGACTTTGCGGCAGACACAAGCGTGCATCTCTGGATTGCAACGCAAAATCTCGATGATTTTTAGGCTGATGTAGGAGGATTTTGTAGAACCACGTCCGCCCTTGAATATGTAGGAGCGGTTGGGCTCTATGTGGCGGTTCAGGTCAACAAACGCTTTGCCAATGCACCGGGCGGGCAACTCAAAGCTGCTTTCCCCGGCGGCGCTGCTGGCTTCTGTCCATTCCTCCCACTTCTCTACGGCTTTCATATCGCCGCTGGCGGCTGCCATGTAAACACCGGCAGAGATCAGCGCGTTGTTGGTCACGCCCTCTGCCGTATCCACGCCCAGCGTCTCAAGCTGCTTGAGATTTTTCTTGTTGGTGATGGGTGCTGCGGCGATCTGCGATGCAATGGAGGATAGGGTCTTTGCCTGCCGTTTTGCCACGCCGCTTGCAATGCCGCCTTTTTTTGCGGTTTGTGCCTGTTTACCGCCTGCTTTAAACTGCGTGGCACGTCCCGCCTCCGGGTCTATCTTACGCCGTGCCATGCCTTACTCCTCTCAGAACTCCAGATCACGTGTACCGGGCTTTGCGTAGCGCTTGCCCTTGCCGGTACGCCTGTTATACAGCCGGATATCCCGGCGGTTTGCAACATACAGCTTGCGCCTGTCTTTGGCTCGGCCGTATGACCCGCCGCCGTTCCAGCCGGTGCTTGCACTAAGTTCAGGCATAAATTAGCCCTCACTTCTTCAAATATTTCTTGTACCTTTTGACCTCAGATTCTGGCGCCAAGAAAGATTTCCGCTTTCCGCCAAATCTACTGGCTCCGTTTGTCAGCCATTGGTATCCGTTTTTTGCGGTTTGCGATGTGCTGTCGATTTTGAAATTTCCGCTTTTGAACATTTCTCTCCGCTCTTTTGCCGAGTAGTGCGTTGAACCAGTTACAGACCAATCACTGCCTCCCGCTCCTCTAGCCATCCGTCATGCCCTCCTCTACGGCTTCAAAAGCCTTTTTGCCGGTATTGTTGGTGTTGTTTTCAAAAATCGTCTTGCCGCTGTATCCGCGCAGGATGCAGAACTTTTTCATGATGCCGTTCAACAGCGTCTTGATCTTGCGGAAAAGCTTGTCGTCATGGAACATCATGATCTGCTCCACGTTGTTGGAGCTGGACAGATTTGCGCTGCCCATGATGATCAGATTGCCCTTGTCGCTCTCGATCAGGCAAATCTTGCAATGCGATGCCAGCACCGCCACGTTGATATGCTGCCCGGTAAACTGGGAGATCATGTAGGGCACCAGCTTTGCCCGCTCCATTGCTACAAAGTAATTGGACACGATCAGGTTCAGGTGCTCGCAGCCCAGATACCCGACAATGTTGACGATGCTGTCTATGTTCTCCCGGCTCATGCCCAGCGTGGTGATGTAGACCCGGTGCGGTAGCAGTTCTTTTTTGTAGACCAGCGCCTCGATGAAGTCTCCAAAAATAAAGCGCCCACTCAGGAGCGCAAAATAATCCTTGTCGTAGTCCACCGCGTCCGCTGCCGCTTCTGCGTTGTCCCATGTGACAGGGGAGAGGTTCAGCTTCGCAGCGCGGATAAACTCTTTCTCAGCCTTTTCTTCATCGCCGCCCCAGTCGCCCAGTGCATCAAGGTTCAGGTCGAGGGAAGAAAAATCCATCGCTTTCTTTTTTCGTGCCATCCGCTCACCTACCTGCAAAATAAAAACCGCCCGGAAATCCGAACGGTCAGAATATCAAAATAAGCAGCGCTCCCGGTATACATTCAGTTTTTCGGACAACGCAAACGGTGGAGCGCCGCTGCATCCGGTACTTTCGCGGCCAGATGCCCCGCTATCTGCGCAGCCCCCTCACAGGGTACGCAGCTGGCATTCCCGGCAGGGCTCAAACCTGCAGCCTGCGGTTTTGGAGACCGCTGTTCCATCACTTGAACTACGGGAATATAAAAAGCCGCCCTTGGAATCGAACCAGCTGTGTCTACACACACGCGCCGCGCTCCAAACTGCGCTCAGGCGGCATATAGCAAAAGAAAAACCAGCACGTTTCCATGCTGGTTCTGTTGACGCACATCCTGCCGGGGGAATTATGGAAACCGGTGTACGGATTATGTGGCCTCCGGTGCGTGCGGAGGTTGTGAGGACAGGTAAGGATACCCTGCCGCTCTACACGCAGCCACAATCGGGATGTCAGCCCATGCGTCAGGTGGTCGCTGCTTCGGGAGAGCAGCGTGTCGGAGCCGTTAACCGGATTCGAACCGGCACCATCAAGTCTGTTATGTGCGCATTGGTTAAGTGCGCAGTGATGTCCGAGATGTGTCACCAGCGTTGTCCCGCCTTAAATGGGCGGCGCTCTGCCAATTGAGCTATAACGGCATAGAAGCAGCCCGCGAAACGAGAGGAAGAAAAATGCCGGTCAAGCCTTGGGAGGAAAGCATTTTGGGGGATTCGTTTCGGAGACTGCGTGGCAAGCGTCTTATCGCTTTCGGCGATTCCGCTTATACCAATTTTAGCACAATGCCTGTTTTAGTTGGATATTTGCAGTATGAAGGTGCATTGCAAAAAATCAGGGCGGGTTTTGTGCGGTTTGTGCAACATTGCCGAAGCTGTCCCAAATCTCTGCCAGATAGATGCTGCCCCACTTGATGTAGATGGAAACCTGGTTTTCTTCCGAAAGCCCCAGCTCCTCGCAGACCTCGCGCTGCTTTTTGTTCTTGACGTAGTACAGGCACAGGCAGTCAGCCTGTTTTTTGCTGGATTTGCTTGCCGTGATACAGTACGCTCGCCGGGTGGCCTCAATGCGCAGCAGGCAAAGGTCTGTTTCCATCTGCTGCAGACGTCGCTGCTCGTCCGTGATATCCGTTGCAGCAAGCCCGACCTTGTCACCGGCACCACCGCCGCCGGGCATCCCGTTCAGGCTTGGGGTGGTCTTTTCGGCAACTTCTCGGATGCGCTGGATCTTCTGCTTTTGTGCTTCAACCGCCGCAGCCATATCCCGGCACTGCTGGAACCACGCCTTGACCGTGTGGTAGTCCACGCCGGTGCGTGGCTTTGGCTCCTCGCTTTCAGGTGTCCATGTGCGGGTCATTGTCTCCCTCCTCTATTTCCCATCCGATAAGATCGCAGACGCAAAATCTTGTCTTTTCGCACCAGTGAATGACAAACCGCTCCGGTAAAGATGATTTTGGGATAGCGGTAGTCGATTGAAGATCACAAGAATCATCTTTCATATCTTTGATTGCCCACGCAACAGACCTTGTAACGCTTGTCTTTTCCTTGATTTCCGCTCCGCAGCATCTGCACTTGAAAACGCCTGTCATTGTTTCATCCATTTTTATCCTCCATTTCCTCGATCCAGATCTCCACTCTGGGGCTTTGCTTGTCGTAATCCACCCGGCTGCCATCGTGCGCGGCAACGATGCAGCTGTTGTCATCTGCCAGCACACCGGACTTTACCAGTATGTCGCAGGTGGCCTCGATCAGGTTTGCAAGGTCAACCTTGCGCCGGGTAGCCATGTAGTACACGCACCTCACGTTCACGCGGGCAGAAATAGGCTCAGGCGTGGCGCGAATCTGCCATAGGCACCCGGTCTGGTATTGCTCAAACGCCGCGCTTGGGGCTACAAAGCGCCGTCCTCCGCGCCCTTGCAGGATGCGGGCACTGTTTTTCTTTGTGCGGGGGTCACCGTAAAGGGTCAGCTTCATGACACGTGCTCCTTCAGCCACTCGATGCTCATGTCGTGGTCGATAAACATGAGCGTCAGCCAACGGTCGCAGGCAAGCCCCATGTAGGTGTAAATCAACTCCATATCATCCTCGGAGAAATCGGTATCCAGAAAAGCATTGATGCCGTCCCTCATATATTTGTGGAACTTTCGATTTCTCCACTCCTGTGAATATGGTGCGGTTTTAAATGCCGCCCGTGAAAGCCACTCCAGCACTTTGGCCTTGATGGCATCTTCCGTTCCGATGTTTTCCAGAATAATATACTGGTTTGTCCTCGGATGGACAATAAGCTCGTTCCGGTCAGTAATATAACTTCCCGGAAAGCACCTCTGGAGCTTGGCAATTGATTTTTCAATGTTGGTCATTTTTTCATCATCCCTTCCATTGCCAGCTGCTCGCACTGCTTTTCAGCTTCCCGGCGCTGCCGGTCATACTCAAACAGCATATCGGCGTACTCTCCGCCCACCCGGCGGATGGCTGTCTCCAGCATCTCCGTCACAAGGTCGGTGTACTTATCCGAGCCCTTGCGGCTGTTCTTGGCAGCTTCCCGGGCTTCCCACAAGTCGGTGAGCTTGTCCCGCCTGTCGGCGGTGATCTCACCATAGCCGTAGGCATCCTGGATCTGCTCCATGCTTTCCCAGCCTTCCAGCTCAGCAAAGGGGTCAGATTCAGCCTTTGCCATGCTGCGGGCTTTGGTCTTTTTCTTGACATACCGGGTCAGGCCATCCTGAATCACGGCGCGGGCATCGTCCATCGCCTTGCGGACGGCCTTGGCCTCCCGTTCTTTTTTGAGCTGGTCCGGCTGATTTGCCCATTCTGCCATTAGCTCCGATTTAGTTTTTGGCTTCATGTTTTTCCTCCATTTTGACAGCTTCACGAATGTCCAGCTTGCTAAGCTCCAGATTCGCATACCACAACTGCCAATTTACAAACCAACTCCTGTTTACAAGTTTTCCCATAAAGAAGATTCGTTCCTGCTCCATCAGATGATCGAGCGAAACGATATACTGTCCGGGCTTGTACTTCTGCGTCTGCGCCGTCTGTACGTTTTTCATTTTTTACCCCCATTGTTCGGACATTGCTCTTGCAATGCCTGGATAGGTTTTACTTCTCTCTTTTGCGTGACCGCTTCCCATCCAATGATTTTTTTCTCGCAATTTTTGTGGCAATGTCATCATGTAATCGTACACATTGTCAGTTTCGATTAGCCCCGGAAGATTTTTCAGCCACAAACAGGTCTTCTTTTGCTCTGGATGCCCAAACTGCCATGGATTGATAATTTGATCCGGCTTTCGGTATAGTGTGGACATCACGCACACGGGGTTTTCGATCGCGATTCGCTGAATATCAGTTTCTGCAAACTTCATGAAAAATGCAGCAGCTTCAAAGCGCAAGCTGAGCGGCTTTTTTCCCTCTGTGAACCACCGTGCACCAGAAACAGCAAGGTGCGTGCAGGGTGGGTGTGCAATGAGCAAATCCCACTTGCCAACGTCATGCGTTACGCCGTCCATCGTCACGACTTGCCCCCCCCTTAATGGCCTTTAGAGCGTCTCCGAGGATGTGCCATTCAGGATGCCCACCGGACGGCTCTTGGATATCGCATGAATAGGCTTCGTGACCACGGGCGCGGAAAGCTTTGCAGACCTCCTGCGATTCCTCGCAGGCAACTAAAACTTTCATTTGTCTCCTCCGTTTTTGCCCAAATATTTTTTCTTGCCCTTCTCCCGGTGCTTGTCCTCGTAGCCGTAGTGATAGACCCTGCCTGACACGGTCATTTGCCGGTTATAGTCCGTCTCTTTTGCGTGTTCTATGCGCCAAGCGGTAAACTGCGGACAGTGGTCATGGCAGGCAGGATACCGGGCGGGGCAGTCTTTGCAGCATGGATTTGTCAAGGGTCATCTGCCCCTTTCTTGTTTTTCCGCAGACGTTCCCGGCTGTGCGCCATGCGCTCCGGGCTTAAAATATCATTGCCGGACGGCTCTGCTCTGTCCACGCGTGTGCCTTTTGCCCGGCTGCCGCCGATAGGGCAGAGCTGGTTATACTCCGCAACGGTCTTGCAGCCAAGTCTTTCCGCTTCTTCCAACGCCTTGCGGACATACGCCCAGCTGCCGCCGCCCAGATCCACACACTTGTCCATGACCGCGTACACAAGATCCGCGCCCATGCGCTCTATGTAGCCGGTCAGCTCTTTTTCTCCAGTCTTGCTCAGCTTGCTGACATTCTCCCGAAAAAAATCCACTAGAGATTTCGTCGTCCTCGTCCCTGTATAGGAGGAGTCATCTTTAGATGACGACGACTTATCTATATCTAATATCTTATCTCTAATATCTGTATGGACATTTTTGTGGACGTCTGTGTGGACATCCTGTGGACAATGTCCACAGTGTTCTGCATTAATTTGACGCTGTTTCGTTCTTTGCAACTTTTTTTGTGCTGCGTAATCGGTTTCGCTTCCGACCATTTCCGAGTGGTTTGCAAGCACCAACGTGCCGTCTTTTTCCTGATAAATCAGCCCAAGTTTCGCGTAAAGTCCCAGCGCGACACGCACCGTATCGGTAGAAAACCACTTAGTATCGCGCTGAATCTTGTCCACGTCATACGGAATGATCACTTCACCGATCTGCCGCGAAAGCCTGCCGTTTGTGTTGATAGTCATAAGGCAGAGCATCTGGTACAGAACCACATAGTTTGCGCCGTTTTTCTGACCCATGAGAAAATCCACCGCGTCGGACCGCATGAAGCTGTCTTTGAGCTTTAGCCAGTAGTATCTTTTCCCTGTAGCCGTATGATTTCACCTCCTTCCTTGCACGCCCGTATAGCCAGATAGCGCAGCTCTTGAAGTGTATCAGTCTTTGCTTACGTCAATCCCCGTGATTTCTCTGAAAATCGCCGCGTCGAAGTTCGGCAAACTGAGGATAACGTTTCGATCAGCGGCACTAAGCCCCGCCCACCACTTCCAGGCGTTGTCCGCTGTGGTGCGCTCCTTCAAATAACCGCCAGTCGTTTCAGCTTCAGGGTGCGCTGCCTTTTCTTCATCGGTCATAGCAGACAGATAAACGTATTCAAGCTGGCAATCGTCAATATCGTTCAGCAAACGCCGGGCACGGCAGTTAAACCACCGCTCAAACGTCCAGTCGGTAGGCTTGTTGAACATATAGATTTTGGGCGATACCGTATTGAAACAGCCATTGGAAAAGGATGTAGCATTCCAGTCGCCGCTGTTCCGGTTGCCGCTGTTCCGGTTGCCGCTGTTCCAGTCGCCGCTGTTCCGGTTGCCGCTGTTCCGGTTGCCGCTGTTCCAGTTGCCGCTGTTCTGGTCGCCGCTGTT